TCAACTCCCACTGCGCATCGCTCAACAACTCAAACCGCTTCTTGCCCATGCAAGAAGTTCAACAAACGACCCGCCTCATCCAAAAGTCCCCAGCTTGAGGCCGAATCTATTTATGAAACACGCTCTAATCATCAAATGGGGCTTGAGGAATCAAGCCCCATGTAGGAATTCCATTGGCTCATTTAGCTCTTTCGCTTCTCATACCACCTGTTGCCGAACCTGTGTCTCTCGCGGAGGCAAAACAATTCCTCCGTGTGGACTATGCCGACGATGATGTGTTGATTACATCTCTGATCACGGCTGCTAGAGAATTCTGTGAGGATTGGACGCACAGAGCCTTCTACAACCAGACGTGGACTCGTTCCCTCGATAATTTTCCTCAGTGTTGGGAACGCAACACCACATATGGCGCAGAGAGATTGAGTGAATGGCCGTACTGGTCAACCATCTGGAATCAGCTTCGCATCGATCTCCCTAAAGCGAAGACTCAATCAGTCGAATCGATCACCTACATCGACACGGGAACACTTGAGACAGTCACTATTGATCCTGACGACTACATAGCCGACCTTTCGCGCACACCGTGTTCGATAGTGCCGGCGAACGCGGGATTCTGGCCGCTAGAGATGATCTACAATCCCGGCTCTGTCACGATCACATTCGTTGCCGGTTCATTCGGTGATGGGCAAGATATTGACATCTGTCCTCAAGCGATCAAGGTCGCAATCATGCTAGTGACGGGCTTCTTTTACAACAACCGTGAAGGCATCGGAACGATCCCGCAGTCTGTCTACTCTCTACTCGCGCCCTACAAACTCACGATCTTCGAATACGCCTAATATGCCTATCCAAACATTGCTATCAGGCGCATTCAACCGCCGCATACAGATACTTGCACCTTCAACATCGCAGGATGCAGTTGGGCAGCCAATCCAAACATATTCCTGGCTTTATTCATGTTGGGCAAGCATCGATGTACAGAACAGCCAACTGCAATATGAAACGGCAGAGTTCATCTCGAAGACGACACACCGGATCACATTCAGGTGGACATCCTCAGTTGTGATTGAGCCGAATATGCGGATCGTCTACAACGAACAGTCAACAGGCGTGAACCATACCTACACAATTGAAACGGTCCTCAATCAAGCCCAAGCGAACAAGACGATCATGTGCTTGTGCTATGAGACGGACGAAGGGGAGTAATGATCGAAGTTGGTTTAGTCTCCCTGCTCAACGCCTCATCAGCGATCACAAACTTAGTAGGCAGTCGCATCTATCCGGTGTCTCTTCCTGAAGACGTGACATTCCCTGCAATCGCATTCAAGCTCATTGGCTCTCAGAGTTGGCCGACATTCGACACAGTTGGATTCCAACGGAAGCGGTTTGAGTTCTCCTGCTACGCAACAACGTATCTAGCCGCCATAACGATCAAAGCCGCACTCATCAGCATTCTGGACCGCTACACCGGCACTCTTTCTGATGGCTCTGTTGTGTCATCAACCACGCGGATTACAGGGACCGACCTCTATATCCAAGACGATATGCAGTATTGCTCCACAGTTGAGTTTTATCTGTACTACAACGAACCAGCCGCAAGCTAAACACCACATTCCAAATCACTAAAAGGTAAAAACAAATGCCAGTAAGCCCCATTTCCAAAGCATCAGTCACAGGTCTAGGTGCGGTAATCTCGATTGGTTCCGTTACAGGTCAGACCGACACATTCGTTGCTATCGGTGAAGTCACCGATGCAAAGTTCTCTGGTGCGAAACGCGCCATTGTCACAACAACCAGCTTCGATTCAGCCGGTGTAGCCACAAAGCTAGGCACCATCCTCGATAGCGGAACAGTCACGCTTACCACGACTCGCGTCTCATCCGATGCCGGACAGGTTGCCGTGTTAGCCGCATTCAACGCTCAGCCTTCCAATGCGTATGACTTCAAGGTTGTATTGCCGTTAGCCCCTGGACAAACAACGATTGGTGACACCATCACCTTCTCCGCAGTTGTATCAGCCGCAGGGGACTTCGACATCGACATCAGCAAGCAATCTGAGTACACGTTCACGCTTGAAATCTCAGGTGCTAAGAGCGTCACCTTCGGATCGTAAGAGGAAACATGGCAGTCAAAGCATCAGCAAACGCAACCCTAAAACAGACCGTGCTCACCATAGACGGCAAAGAATACAACCTCTATATGGACTTCGCAGCAATTGCCAACGCGGAGTCGCTGCTCAAGAAACAGGGTCTTCAGGTGAATCTCCTGCGTGCGCTGAACCTCTCAGAGTTGGACGCTTCGGGATTGGCTGCGATCCTCTATGCAATGCTTTTGCGGGATCAGCCAAAGACGACATATGAAGACGTGCTCAATCTAATCTCAATTCAGTCATTAGGCTCCATCTTCGATGCAGTGTTGAACGCATATCTGGCAGCACAAAAGATTGACGAGAAAGAAAGCCCAAACGCGTAAAGGGTGATGATGAATCACCCAACTATGAAGACCTCTGGCTTGGCCTATGGGCAACAGCCCGATACGACCTCGGTATATCAGAGGATGAATTCTGGACACTTACGCCACGTCAGTTTGACGCGCTAGTCAGACACCGCACCAATCAGATCGAACATGACGAACTGATGACGGCTCAGCTAATCGCAGCCACGGTCAATTTCAGCATGGGCAGACCTGAGAAGCCAGTCAGAGCAACGGACTTCATGCCCTCCCAATGGGCGGCGATCAAAGCCAAACCAAAGAAACGCACCATGACAAAGATACGACGCACAGCACTAGCGGACAAGCTGCGTGCATGGGCAGGGGTTGGACCTAATGGCAAGCAATAACAACGTAACAGTCGATTGCACAAGCGTGATCGAGATGCTGAAAGCGCTCGGTGACGACGCCAAGGACAAAGCTATTCAGGCTGCATTACGCGCTGGAGCCAAGATCGAACAGACAGAGATTCAAAACAATTGCCCGACACGCGTTGAGGGTCCGTCAGGCACGGCTCTCCCTGTAGGTGCGTTGAAGTCAGACGTGATCATCAAGACCAGCACTAAACAGGCTGATGTCCCATACGCTCTTGTGACATTCGGAAAGTATTCAAAGCATGTGGCTCGGTGGGTAGAAGACGGTCACAAGGTGATCAAGGGTACAAAGGGCAGCAAGAAAGATACGGGGAAAGAGACGACACCTAACCCGTTCATCTCTGCCGCATTCGAGACCTGCGAACAGGAAGTTACCAAGGCAATTCAGGAAACATTCATTACTAACATCACCAAAGCAGCAAATAAGGCTAGCAAGTAATGGCATCAACACCGCAAGGCAACACAGTCCAGGTTGTCCTCACTATGGACGGCGCTTCATATTCTGCCGCTCTAGACAAGGCACAGAAGCAGCTGGATCAGTTCAAAGGTAAGGCAACAGCTACCGGAAAAGCCGTGGGCAATGCCCTCGGCGGTGAAGATGTCCGTGAGAAGATCCACCTCTTAGCTGAGACTATCGGTATTCGTCTCCCGCGTTCCCTGCAATCTGTCATTGCCAAATCAGAAGCGGCAAAGATGGCTGTTGGTGCATTAGGTGGTGCTATCGTCGGACTCGGTGCATTAGAGTTCGGTGGCGCTGCGCTCATTGAAGGTATCAGCAAGATACGCGAGTTCTTTACACGGCTCCAAGAGTTGCCACATGCAATCGATGAAGCCTTTGGTGAACTGCATACATCGGCTCAACTCTCGAATGACGAGTTGCAGAAGACCAATGATGAACTACGGAATGCCATTACCAAGCTAGAGAAGAAGCCTCAGAACAACGTTGCTATCGCAATGGATGAGGCACGTATAGCGACTGACAAGCTGGCAAAGTCGGCACAGGAAGCACTCAAGAGAGTGACTGACGTGCTGAAAGCGAACCACGTGGGACTGCTTGATCAGGTGTTCGGCACGGCAGGTACAGGTGAAGTCGAAACCGGCGTTAAGAAGAATCGCGGTGACATCGCTGATGCAACATATGAGTTAAACGATGCGACACACCGTGGCGATCAGGCTGGAATACAAGCCGCCAATAAGAAGATTGCGGATGCCAAGACAGCTTATGCACAGTGGATTCAACAACAAATCGCTAAGCGTACTGACTTCACTAAGGGCATCAATACCAGCGGTCAGCATGGCAATCAGGACGCAAACCTTGCGATCCTGCGTGGTGAACGTGTCGATCTATCCGACGATGCAGATACCTCACGAGAACAGTCAGACAACGCAACTCTAAGCTCCAAATACAAACAACTGTCAGGTGACAAATCAGCCGCATCTGCCGCTGCAACAGCCAGAATGCAACAGTTTCAATCTGAGCTTGAGCAGATGAAGCAGAATACTTCAGTCTCTGCCAAAGCCGAATACGACTATTGGGCAGCACGCATCTCTGCATTCACTAAAGGATCAGAACAATATCAGGCTGTTCAACGTCAGATGTCCTCGATTGCCGTAGAAGGTGCTAAAGCAGCCCATGAAGCTCTCGCCAAAGGCATGAAGGACGTATCAACCAATGCCAATCTAGACCCTAAAGAGGCAGCCGCAGGCATTGACGCTTTCAATAAGCTCCTGCGGGAACAGGCTGAAGACGTTTCCATGACGGGTGTACGTTGGCGCGAATACAACGCAGAGCTAGCCAAAGCAGCAGAGTTGCAAGTTACGCAAGCGGGGGCAATGCGGGGCCTCCAGGTTCAACATGCTCAACAGACCGGAACGTTATCTAAGGAAGCTGCCGCACAGCAAATGGCGGGCATTCAACAGGCCGATTCAGAAGCAGAAATCAAGATATTGCAGAGCAAGCTAGCAGAGTTGCAAAGCGATCTGAAGAACCTCGATCCAAACTCTAAAGACTACGAAGCACAACGGCCTCAGATGCAGGCCCAGGTTGCCGCTGCGATGGCCGCAGTTCAGAGCGCTCAGGGCAATGCAGCGCAGCAAGCCATGCAGGATCAGATGAACATATCTGACAACTCTGTGTGGGGCCAGCTAAAGAACTCGCTCAGTGAGTTCGCTGAACAGGTCACGAATGTTGGCGCGGTCCTCAGTCAATTCGCCACACATAGCTTGTCAACGATCAATAACGCTATTCTCAATCCCGGTCATGCCGGTTCCCATCCTTGGTCAAATGCAGCTGCATCAATCGGCAAGAGTGCTGAGGGAAGCGCACTACAATTCGGTGAAGGTAAAGTGTTGGGGATGTTGGGCTTAGGCGGTGGAAAGCTAGGCACCAAGGGCAATCCCATGATCGTGCAGCTCTCAGACGCAACCAGCGGACTGACATCAGGGATCACAGGCGCTCTGGGGGCTGCAAAGTCAACCAACGGCTTCCTCGCTACCCTCGGTGGATTTGCTCACATGCTGGGCTTTGCATCAGGCGGTAACGCCAATGCAGGAACACTCGCAATGGTCGGTGAACACGGACCTGAGTTGGCATACTTCGGATCAGACGCACACATCACGCCTAATAGCGCATTGAGGGGTATTGGTGGCGGCGGTGGTGATGTCTACAACATCGATGCACGCAACAGCACAAACCCTGCACTGACAGCCGCTCATGTGCAGATGGCTATGGCTCACACCAAACAACAGGCAGTTGCAGAAGCAGTCGCTAAACAACAAGAGATATCAAAACGCAGGCCATAAGCAGGGGAAAGGATGATCGTAGGGACATTCAACGGGGCAAACATTATCCAAGCCCCAACATCAGGATTCACAGAGCTAGACTTCACCGCTCATGACGCGACATCCCTCTCACAATCCCCATATTCAGGACAAACATCTGTCTACAGCTGGGGTGCGCAATGGTTCTCACTCACGATTGCATTTCCATCGATGACACGAGCACAGATGGCTCCGTGGAAGGCGTTTCTGTTGGAGTTGGGTGGTCAGTCAAATGTCTTCCTTATCGGCAATCCCAATGAAGCGACACCACTAGGCAGCTATAGCGGAACGGGTCTAACGCTCTCCTCGGTCACTGATCCAAATCACATTGTCCTCGCTGGCTTTCCCGACTCTCAAAACAACCTCTTCCTGCCGGGCGATTCAATTCAAATCGGCTATCGGCTCTACAACGTCCTTGAGGCTGTCAATTCAAGCTCATCAGGCACGGCAACCGTCTCGATCTTCCCTCAACTCAGGGACAATCCATCCGCAGGCGCGGCAATCATCACAACGAATTGCCAGGGTCTATTCCGCCTCATGAAGGCAGATAGAGGGTGGAACTACTCAATCAACGCTGCATACACGATTCCAACTTTGCAGGCAGCGGAAGCGCTCTAATCATGTCTAGAAATATCAACACCGCAACACTAGCAGCATTGCAATCCGGCAATATGAGGCTGGGATTGCTGATGAGTATGGAAACCTCATCAGGCACAACCTATGCCTGGACCGGCACTGAATCAATCATCTACAACGGCAATACCTATCCGGGCCTTGGAACGCTGATCAACATCTCCGCAATACCAGAATCAAACACCGTCATTGCTCAAGGCGTCACCCTCACTCTAAACGGTGTTGATCCAACAACCGTATCCGAAGCCCTAACAGATATACCTCAAGGTGGAGCAGTCTACATCTATCTTGCCTTGCTCAACCCTGACAACAGCATTATTGGTGAGCCCATCACATCGTTCAGCGGTCAGACAGACGGCATCGTGATTGAAGACAACCCTGATGGAACATGCTCAATCTCTGTAGACGTTGAAAACAGGCTCACTCAGTTGCAACGTGATCGAACCTACCGCTGGACGATGGCACAGCAAGCCGAACTGTTTCCTGGCGATCAGGGTTTTCTCTACACAGCAAATCTTCAGGACTACGTCTCCCTCTGGGGCGCGAGTCAGTAACAACGTAATGATGAATGGTCACGTTAGCGCCATTCAGGAAAGGTAATGCATTCACCGTTTCAACAGCCCGAGCCTCATCCCAAATACAAACGTCACTATCAGTGGCAAGCGAAGATGCACAACTTCCTTATGGATCGTGCTGATAAGCCCTTTACTTGGGGAACGAACGATTGCTCGATGTTCGTGTCCGACCACATCAAGGAAATCACTGGCTTAGACATCGCAACAGACAGACGCGGAACGTATGACTCAGAGTTCGGCGCGATGAAGCAATATGCAGAGCACGGATCGCTAGACAATCTGTTCGCAGCCCTAATGCTTGAGCACGGATTCACCGAGATACCCGTCGTTTATGCGCAGCGTGGGGATGTCCTATTCAATCCTCAAGATGATCAACCGGCCCTGATGATTATGGATTTCAACGGCATTCACGCATTAGGCGTGCATGAGAAAGGAGTTGTGAGAGTCAAGGCGATAGGGAACTGCACACGCGCATGGAGGATTGCTTAGCCCATGAAAATTATCGCTGGTGTCGCTCTTATAGCTGCCGCAGTCACGGCAACCGTCTTAACAGGTGGGTTTGCCGCAATCGCCGCTGTCGGTTTTGAAACGGTAGCGACGACGATGCTCGGTGGCGCTCTCTTAGCTACGACGCTCGTCGGTGCAGAGCTTCTGGTGTCTGGCATTGCTGATGAATTGAGCTTTGGGCAAGGATCAGGTTTTGCCGTTAGAGGCCAAGCGGCGTCTGACTGGATTGTCGTATTTGGCAGACAGAGAATCGGTGGTGCTCAAGTCGATTGCTCCGTCTCAGGATCAGGCAACAGGTGGTTGTGGGAAGTCATTGCACATGCCTGTCACCCAATTGAGTCCTTCGATGCAATCTACCTAAACGGTCAACAGGCGTTCCTTCAGCCCGGTACAAACGGCCTGACAGGGAATCACTCAGGCACCTCGAACACTGATTACAACAACACAGGTACATCAGGCAACGTCCAAAACATCCAGTGCTACGACAGCAACTGGCAGAAGTATGACAACTTCTATTGGGACGGCAATGCCCGCTTCTACATAGAGCAATATGACGGCACGCAAACACAAGCCTCGCCGTTCTACGTTGCCAACTGTTTCCACAACAACGGAACCCCCCACTGGAATAGCAATTGCATTCTGAAAGACACCGCATATAGCGTGCTGCGCTACTGGTGGAATGCCAATTATCTCGGGAACCCCCCAACGGTCACCCAAGACGTACACGGCTGCAATGTCATCTATGATCCCCGCCTTGATCCAGAGCCGGGTGTAAACACATCGAACGCCTCATATCTGATCTATACAGAGAATGCAGCCCTCATCCTTGCGTACTACCTGACGAATACCAAGTTCGGTGCAGGTTTCCTCTGGTCAGACATCAACATTGAACAGCTGATCGCCGCTGCAAACATCTGTGATGAAGTCATTCCTTTGGCTAACCCGCAATCCATCAATGGCGTAACGGTCACATCCGAGAAGCAATTCACCATCAATGGCTGTGTTGACTCCTCGCAGTCATCAGGCCAAGTCATCAACAACATGCTTCAGTCGATGCAGGGCAGTTTGTCATACATCGGTGGTCAGTGGTGCATCTATCCGGGCGTTTGGTATGGCACACCTACATCCGTCATTCCTAGCACAGTCTTTTTAGGCAAGACATCGTTCACCATAAAGGCGAAGGCCCGTGATCTGTTCAACGAGGTGAGAGCGCAATACATCTCCCCAGCTGCCTTCACCACAACGATGGGTCCAGGCATCGACGTTTATCAGAACACTACCTTGTTCAACAACTTCAATGCCCAATGGCAAAAGAGCGATATGGTTCCGTATTCAGAGAACCTTGCCCGCAACTATGCCATCAATCAGTGGCTCTTAGAAGACAACAACGTCTCGTACATCAAGAACACAACATATCCGATGACGATCTCTCATGCAACGTGCCAGAGATTGTCGAAGATCATGCTTCGGCGCAACAGATGGCAGGCATCAGGAACGATCACTCTTCCCCTGGCGTACTACAACATTACACCCGTTGATAACGTTGCTCTCGACTATCCCCGTTACAGCTGGACGCAGAAGCTGTTCACCGTCACACAGGCTTCACTAACGGTCGGTACTGACAGTAATGGTGTCTCACAGCCCGCATATCAGCTAAGCCTTCAGGAAACGGACCCTTCCATCTTTGAATGGTGCGTCAATAGTGAAGTCCTGTTGAATGATACCAATGAGGGCACCACTGTCATTACAGATGAGCTGGCGAATACACCTAACGGCTTGTCTCAGGCAGGAGCAACGGTAGCCCTTTGCGCCCCGGTGACCAATCTTGTTGCCGAATCAGGCGCATCAACCATGGTCACGACATCGGTAGGCATCAGCAGTCCAGCGATCCTCTGCACATGGACGCCTCCTGTCACCGTCCAAGCGATGAACAATGGTGGATACACAACAGGCACGCCTAATGAAATGGTGGTGAATGGCGGTCACTACAATGTTCAGGTCTCAGTTGATAGTGCCGTTACGTGGAATGCAATTGCCACAGTCAGTGGTGATACCACATCATTCAGCATCGCCGGATTGAGTGACGGAAAGATTGCTTATGTACGCATTCAAGCTGCACAAGAGAATGGCTTATTGTCTGAGTGGAATCAGGTCGGTCCTGTTACGGTATCCGATACAACACTCAATATCAGCGCGACGGATGTCTATTACGGCACTGAAGGCAATCTGTTGTCAGCTGTCCTTGCTACGACCATTGAGTCAGGAGCAACGGCGATAGCTAATGCAGCAGCAGCACAGGCCGCAGCAAACGCAGCCGCTGATTCTATAAACGTCATTCTGACTGAGACTATTCTCACACCCGGTCAAAAGACAACACTCATAGCTGAAGTAGCTGCCCTAAATGCAGGTCAAACAGGCAACGATGCACAGGCCGTTTTGGTGGGCATCAGTTCGACAGCATACGACACTGCATTATCTACACTGAATACATATCTGGCAACGCTAACAAGCCCCGTTGCATGGGATGTCATAACCAACTACACACTAATCACAGGTACTGGTGCGGAATTGGGCTCTTATTTGCAAGCAGCCTACATCGCGCAATCTACTTTGCTTATCGATATATCCAATGCCATCAATTCAGCAGTTGTGGCTGGATCGTCTGTCAACTACCTTACCAATACTGACAAGATAACGTTGATACAGCAATACAATGCTGAGTTAGCAACCAAGACTTCATTGGACGCATCAGCACTGGCTCTTAGTGTTCCGACCACTGCATATGATTCTGCTGTTGCTGCAATTAGCACAACCCTTGTGAGCGATGGAGCACCTAGAGCGTGTTTCATAAATAGATTCGGCCTCAAGCTGGGGACTTTTGGATGAGGCGGGTCGTTTGTTGAACTTCTTGCATGGGCAAGAAGCGGTTTGAGTTGTTGAGCGATGCGCAGTGGGAGTT